TCTACTTCAAGACCCTCATTGGCCAAGTTGTTATGAATAGTAATTGCAGCATTAGTCATGACTTCGTCCTCTCCAAACCATTTATTATCCTCGGCCCATTTCTTAGCTTTTGGTGTAATATTTGGTTGTTCTTGAGAGAGAACACCTTCTTGAGGTTTGCTTTCAACGTTTTGTTGTTGTTGTTGTTTTTGTTTTTCTTCCTCTTCTTTTTTCATTTCCGCTCTATGAGCTATTTCTAATCTTGCTTTTTCTTTTTCAACAGCAAGTTTAGTTAAAGTATCATTAGCTTCCATGATCTTATCTACATCGTTCTTTTCGATAGCATCTCTAAGAACATTCTTAGTTTGTTCTCTTTGAGCATCTACTCTTGCATCTAATTCTTTTAGATAAGATTCATCTGTAGAATTAAATTTTTTGATTGTAGAGTCATACTTCTTCTGTAAACCTTTAGCATAATCCAAGGCAGCTTTTTCTCTTCTTTCTGCTTCATGTCTTCTTCTAACAAGTTTATCGATTCTTTTTTGAACAGATTCAGTATATTGATTTAAGTTGTCTTTCTTTTCTTCAGATTTAGGTGCAACCTTTTTTTCTTCTTTTGGTTGTTCATCAACTACTTCTTCGATAGCAACTTTTTCTTTTTCTTCTTTAGGCTCTTTACTGTGATCAGTATAACCTAAATCAACCTCACCTACGTTAAGATTAGGTTTTTCGTTTTCTTCCTTTTTGATTTCCTCTTTGACTTCGACGTTTTCTTCTTTAACGCCGTCGGTATCGAGTTCTACCTCTTTTTCTTTTTTTAATAGTGCATCAGCACTATAGTCTTTTACCTCTGCCATATATATCCTCCTTTAAAATAAATGGAGAATATTTTCTGGGTCTTTTATTTTTCCTATTATCTCATCGTCGTTAAGAATACGGTGTTCACCATATTTAGTTTGAAATCTTGAACCTGAGTATCTTCCATAAATAACAAATTCACCCTCTTTACACCAAGCACCTGTTGGGAATTTTGCTTTATCTTTAAAACAAAGATCACCCATTTTTACAACAAGTCCTACGACTGTAGTCATTTGAATTTTGTCATGAGTTTCATCAGAAAGAAATAAACCACCTTTGGTTTTTTTCTTACCCGACCATGGACGTACTAACATTCTATAACCAACTGGTTCAGGAATGATTTCAAGA